TGGATTCAAGACTCGTTATGGTCTTGTTGCTAACCCATTCGCTGAAGGAACCACTGCTGGTCTCGGTCGTATCACCGCTAACAGCAACCGTTACTACAGACGTGTACGTGTCAACAACCTCATGTGATCCATCGGATTCACTAGGTTTTTCTCAGAGGGTCTTCGGACCCTCTTTTTTTGTATCTAAATACTTTTATACTTTTTTACAGTAATCTTTTTCTCATGGAATCCGAAGAGGAACAGTGGGCAGTAGAATGGACTTTAGATATTAATAAAGTCAGAGCACTCTACGATAGCATTTCATATGCATATGAAATGTGGCCAGGCGCTCCAAAAAGACCTCATGATGAACAGGAGTTTCTTCATTTAGCAAAAAGTGAACTCTTTGCAATGATCATGGACTATAACTTAACCCAACTATGAAGTCATTCAAAGAATTTACTTACAATTGCCCAGACGGGTATAGATTTGACAAAAAACTTGGATATTGTGTTCCTAAGGGAAAACGCCATATAAATTATATTGTTGGCGGTCGATATCTAAATCGAAATGATGATGACAATGAAGATTCCGAAACCAAAAAGAATGGTAATGGAAACGGTAATGGTAATGGAAACGGCAATGGAGGTTCCAACGGCGGCGGAGACGGCGGCGGAGGAGAATAAATAACACTAAAGACTATAAAAAAATGAAACCAACACCTAAAGAAGCTTTAGAAATTAACAAGCACTACGAGAGAGTTGTTGAGCATCTTATCAAAGAGGGATATGCCGAAGATAAGGAAGGTGCTGACAGCATTGTCAGGGGTATGAGCGAAACTTGGTTCAGCTTGATTATTGACTGATAATGGCAACTGCTTTTGACAAACAGATAGCAAACAGAAATTTTCTATCTCCAATAGGATTCAAATTTACTTTGGCAAAATTCCCTAAAGTAGATTTCTTTTCTCAGTCTGCAAACATTCCAGAGATTAGTCTAGGTACGGCGATTCAACCATCGTATCTAAAAAATCTTGATGTTCCTGGGGAGAAGATAACCTATGGAGATTTTAGGTTATCTTTTATTGTTGATGAAAATATGGAGAACTACAGTGCGATCCATAAATGGATAACTGGTCTAGGTTTTCCCGAAACAACTCAGCAGTATAAAACTAAGATAACAAACGCTGATGGTCAGCAGGACATCAATGAGGGTTTCAGCGACGGAACACTTCATGTCCTCAACAGTAATTTTAACGATACAATAAAAGTCGGGTTTAAAGATCTATTTCCAGTATCTCTAGGATCTTTGGAGTTCCAGGCAAATGAAGGGGACTACAACTACTTTACAGCAGAGGTACTTTTCAAGTATACTGTGTATAATCTATTAGATACGCTCAACAAACCTTTATGATGGATCTTGAAAAAATTCAGGATATGTGGCAGAAAGACTCTATCATTGATCCTGATAATTTACATGATGAATCTTTAAAAATTCCTCAACTTCATTCAAAGTATTATACGATCTATAACACAATTACTCTTCTTCGAGAAAAAGCAAGAGAAACACAAAAGCAAGTTCGTTTAGATCGATATAAGTATTACACTGGTAAGGCAACTGTAGAAGAATACGCTGAAGAACCTTTCCCATATAAAATCAGGGAAAAGGATGCATTACAGAAGTATTTGGAAGCAGATGATAAGATGTGTAAGATTGATATGAAAATCACTTACTACGACACTTGTCTTAAATTTCTTGAGGAAATAATCAAAACAGTAGCAAATAGGACCTATCAAATCAAAAATGCTATTGAATGGCAGAGATTTCAATCTGGTTTTAACTAAATACCTAACGTAGATTAGAAGAAAAGATGATTAGTACTTATACACTGGGAGAATACTCCGCAGAAGATACCGTTACAGATATTACCTATACGAATGCTGACGGACATGTTCATGTCAGAACTGTAACTATTCCTAGAGACTCTGAAGGAGAAGTGGTCCAGGATAGTTTCTGTCAGATTCTTGCTGATCAACTAACTAATGTAAATAACAAAGCAGGTCTAGGACTCATCGGATTTGGAGATCCAAATGCACCAGATGATGCAATGTCTGAAGAATAATACGCTTGACAATACTCAATAAATACCTATAGGTGAACCCTATAGGTTATGTCTCATTTGACTATATCAAAGAAGAACGAGGTAAGTCTTCAGGTTAAAGCGGACCCTCACGTATATTATGAACTGGCAGACCAGTTTACGTTTGAGGTTCCTGGTGCCAAATTTATGCCCCAGTACCGTAACAAGTATTGGGATGGAAAAATACGCTTATTCAACACCCAGAATGGAGAGATATACGTTGGGTTGTTAGATAAGGTTATACAGTTTTGTGAGAATCACGGATATACATACGAATTCATAAACAATAAGTTTTACGGTCTTCCCTTTGAGGTCAACGAAATGATCTCTAAAGAGGGCGTAAAGGACTATATGACATCGGTTAGCAAGTATGCCCCTCGCGAGTACCAAGTCGAGGGCGTATACGACGCTCTAAGACATAATAGAAGGTTGTTGATATCCCCAACTGCCTCTGGAAAGTCTCTGATGATATATTCGCTTGTGAGATATCACGTTGAGCGAGGGCAAAATACTCTGATAGTTGTTCCGACGACTTCGCTAGTAGAGCAGATGTATAAAGATTTTGCAGACTATGGCTGGGACGTAGGTTCATTTTGTCACAAGATATACGCTGGTAGAGAAAGGGAAACTGATTCCCAAGTTATCATCACTACCTGGCAGTCCATCTACAAACTCCCCCGAAAGTATTTTGAACGATTTAACGTAGTTGTTGGGGACGAGGCACACCAGTTCAAAAGTAAGTCACTTATATCTATAATGACAAAATTATCAGATGCTAAGTATCGCTATGGTTTTACAGGAACGTTAGATGGCACTCAAACACATAAATGGGTTCTAGAAGGACTTTTTGGACCTGCATATAAGATCATCAGGACAGAAGAACTGATGAAGAAAGGTCATGTTGCTAAATTAGATATCAACGTACTTCTACTGAAGCACCCAGCGCATAAATTTGAAAACTTTGAGGATGAAGTTCAATATATTATCAATCATGAACGTAGAAACAAATTTATTCGTAATCTTGCTTTAGATCTAAAAGGAAATACTTTAATTCTTTTTTCAAGAGTTGAAGGGCATGGGCAACCATTATACGAGATGATAAATAACGGTAGGGTTGATCAACGACATGTATTCTTTGTTCACGGAGGGGTGGCAACAGAAGATAGAGAATTAGTGAGAGAAATTACTGAGAGAGAAAACAACGCAATCATTGTCGCTTCTTACGGAACTTTTTCTACTGGCATCAATATTAAAAATTTGCATAATGTTATCTTTGCTTCTCCTTCTAAATCAAGAATCCGTAACCTCCAATCAATTGGTAGGGTACTTAGAAAAGGAAGCAACAAAGAAAAAGCAACATTATATGATATCGCTGACGACATCAGTTACAAGTCCAGGAAAAATTACACACTTAATCATCTAATCGAAAGAATTAAAGTATATAACGAAGAAAACTTTAATTATGAAATAGTAAACATACCGCTTAAAAACTAATGGGAGAAGAGTTTTACTGCATACTAAAATTAGTTTCGGGAGAAGAAGTCATCTCATTGATTGCTATTGATGAGAATGATGGAGACCCAATTATTATTGCCCAAAGTCCTTTAACTATGAAAATGGTCCATGGAGGTAATGGTGCTTATATTAAAGTAAAACCATGGATGGATTTAACTGAAGATGAAATATTTTTTATTAGACCAGACAAAGTTATTACAATGACGGAGACCAGAGATCCTAAATTAATTGATATCTATACTGATTATATCAATAATGATGAACTAGATATCTACAAACCTGCTGGTAAAGTAAAGGTTTCTAAAGATATGGGTTATGTCTCAACAGTAAACGATGCTAGAGACATGCTAGAAAAATTATACAAAGAAGATATTGAAACTAAAGATAAACCAGATATATAAAGCTATTATTGATCTTTAACCGTAACAAACGTAGTCTACACATGGTTTGAGGGTTTGTCAAGTCTTGACGATTGAATGTGTTTGAGATATAATAAATTCATATACTATTACCTCTGGGAAAGAGATGAAAAATCATGCCAAAGAAGAAATCAGAACATTATGTAAACAATAAAGAATTCCTAGAAGCACTGGTTGTTTACAGGTGCAAAGTCGAACGTAATTTTAAAGAACTGAATGGTCGTGAACCAACTAAAGAGGATAGATCGAAGCATTGGCCAACTAAACCGCCAATCACAAATTATCTTGGTGAGTGTTTCTTGAAGATTGCAACACACCTCTCATACAAACCAAACTTTGTGAACTACATGTTCCGTGAGGATATGATTTCCGATGGTATCGAGAACTGTGTCCAATACATTCATAATTTCGATCCAGAGAAGTCTAAGAACCCATTTGCCTACTTTACCCAGATTGTACATTACGCTTTCTTACGAAGAATTCAGAAAGAGAAGAAGCAATTAGATATTAAGACTAAAATCATTGAGAAAACTGGTTATGATGAAGTCATGATGGTTGACGATAGCTTGCTTTCTGGGTCGCAATCAGACTATAATCAGATCAAGGACAATATCCAATATAGGAACCGATGAAAGTCGCTATCATTACTGATACCCACTACGGCGCACGAAAAGGATCTAAGCATCTCCACGACTATTTTGAATTATTCTACAAAAATGTCTTCTTTCCCACTTTAGAGGATAATGGTATTGATACTGTTATCCATATGGGAGATGCTTTTGACTCTAGGAAAGCGATTGACTTTCAAAGCCTTGAATGGGCAAAAAGAGTTGTATTTGAACCTCTTAAGAAGTATGATGTTCACATGATTGTTGGTAATCATGACTGTTATTATAAGAATACCAATAACGTAAATTCTCCTGAACTTTTACTCCAGACTTACCCAAATATTAAAACGTATAGTACTGTATCGGAAGCAGAGGTTGGGGGGTTAAATATATTATTCATTCCTTGGATCAATGCGGAAAACTATCAAGATACTGTCAACTCTATCAAAATTTCTGATAGCGTATGTGCGATGGGGCACCTTGAGCTCAACGGATTTAGAGCGCATCGCGGACACGTCATGGAAGAAGGTATGGCGTGCGACGTATTTGAGAAGTTCGATAAAGTGTTTTCAGGACACTACCATACACGGAGCGACAACGGAAAAATCTTCTACCTAGGTAATCCCTATGAGATGTTTTGGAATGATGTGAATGATCCTCGTGGGTTTACAATCTTTGATACAGAGACTCTAGAGCACATCCAGATTGATAATCCTTATAAATTATTCTATAACATCTATTATGAGGATACTCCGCATCAAATGTTTGATGCTTCTGAATATGAAAATAAAATTGTTAAAGTCATAGTCAGGAAAAAAAGCAGTCCTAAAAACTTTGAAAAGTTTATTGATAAACTTTATTCTGCAGGAGTTCAAGATTTAAAAATCATTGAAAACTTCAATATTGAAGTAGGTGAAGATTTTGAAATTGATGAAGAGGAGAATACAATCTCCATCCTGCACAGATACGTCGAAGAGTCTGAACTTGAACTAGATAAGGTAAAGGTTATTAGTATTCTCCAGGATATTTACAGACAAGCGTGCGAGGTAGCTGATTAATGTTTATGCTTACTCTCAAAGATCAAAAAGATGACGGTGCTTATGCTCTACATGATAGGTACGGAGAAAAGGTTCTCTTGATGTTTGAAGAGGAAGATGATGCAGTCAGATATGCTTTGCTATTAGAGGACAGTGAAGTTTATGGAAAAGAAATGGAAGTTATTGAAATAGATGAAGATCTTGCTATAAAGGCATGTAAATTGCACAACTACAAATATTCAGTTGTAACTGAAAACGATATTGTAATTCCTCCCGTTTGATATTTAATTTTTATCATGATTACTTTCAAGAAGATTCGTTGGAAAAATTTCCTCTCAACGGGAAATCAGTTTACGGAAGTGGACTTCCAAGAGAAAAATACAAATCTGATTATTGGTACTAATGGTGCTGGTAAGTCAACAATTTTGGATGCTCTGACTTTTTCTCTTTTTAACAAACCATTTCGTAAGATTAATAAACCTCAACTTCTCAACACAATTAATGAGAAAGATTGTGTTGTGGAAATCGAGTTCAACGTCAATAATCGAGAATATCTTGTTCGACGTGGGATGAAACCCAATATCTTTGATATTGAAGTCAATGGTAAACCCTTACACAAAGAAGCGGATGATCGTGCCAATCAAAAGATTCTGGAGGAGAGTATCCTAAAGGTAAACTACAAGTCATTTACTCAGATTGTTATTTTGGGTAGTAGTACTTTTGTTCCTTTTATGCAATTGTCTTCTGCAAATAGAAGAGATGTTATTGAAGACTTGTTGGATATTCGTATCTTTTCCGCAATGAACAATCTCATCAAAGATAATATCCGAACTCAGAAAGAACAGATCAAATCCCTTGAACTTAAGAAGCAAACTCTCAAGGAAAAAGAAAATATGCAGAGGG